ATGATTGATCCAGAGTTTGATGACTCTTGGAAATTAGTGGATCCTGCTTCTAATGAAGTTCGTGAAACTGTATCCGCAAAAGAATTATGGCAACGAATCCTTGAGATGCGTATGATGACAGGTGAACCATACTTGCATTTTATCGATGAATCAAATCGTCAGATGCCACAACACTTGAAAGATCTTGGTTTAAAGATTAATCAATCAAATCTTTGCTCTGAGATTATTCTACCAACAAATGAGAAACGAACAGCAGTGTGTTGTTTGTCATCACTAAACTTAGAGTATTATGATGATTGGAAAGACGAACCACAATTCCTTCGTGATGTTGCAGAAATGCTTGACAATGTTCTTCAGTATTTTATTGATCATGCTCCTTCCACAATTAAGCGTGCAAAGTACTCAGCAACTCGTGAAAGAAGTATTGGTATTGGTGCGTTAGGTTGGCATGCATATCTACAAAAGAATAACCTACCATGGGAATCATCATTAGCAGTTGGTAGAAACAAAAACATCTTTAAAACAATAAGAGAGAAATTAGATGCAGCTAATAAAATACTGGGATTGGAAAGAGGTGAAGCACCTGATGCTGTGGGTACTGGGAATCGCTTTAGTCATCTTATGGCTATTGCTCCCAATGCTTCTTCTTCCATTCTTATGGGCAATACTAGCCCTTCTATTGAACCTTATCGTGCCAATGCTTATCGTCAGGATACTCTTTCGGGTTCTCACCTAAACAAGAATAGGTATCTAGATGAAATCATCCAAAAAGAATCAGTCAATCATAAAGAGGGTTGGACAGACGAAGTCTGGTCTAGCATTATTGCGAACGATGGTTCAGTTCAGCACTTGGATTGGATGGAAGACTGGACAAAAGATGTTTTCAAGACTTCTATGGAAATCGACCAGCGTTGGGTCGTTCAACACGCTGCCGACAGGCAACAATATATCGATCAAGCACAATCGTTGAATGTATTCTTTAGACCAGATAGTCACATCAAGTATATTCATGCGGTGCACTTCCAAGCATGGAAGTCTGGATTGAAGACTATGTACTACTGCCGTAGTGATAAGATAGCCAAAGCAGACAAGGTATCAAAACGAATTGAACGAGACATTATTAAAGAAATCGACTTAACCGCATTAACTACCGAGGATGGCGCATGCATGGCATGTGAAGGATAATTATGTTGGAATATATTACAACATTTTTTGCAATTTTTTTACTTGATATTGTTTACACATACTACTTAAGATGTGTGGCAAATGAGTATGTATTGGGTGCGAGTTTTTGGAGTGTTGCCTGTTATATTTTAGGAAGTGTAGCAGTTATAAACTATACAACTAATCATTGGTTAATCATTCCAGCAATGGCGGGTGCGTTTTGTGGAACATATGTTGGTATGATTTTAAGAAAGCGAAAAGTGTCAGTATGAAAACTATAGCCCTGTTTCAAGATGACCGCACCAAAAGTGCAATATCAATGAGTGATGGGTTTCTTCATGTGCTGTCTCCACATTATAATATTAAAATCTTTAAAAAAGAACAATGTACACCAGAAACATTTAATGGTGTAGATATGTTAATATTTCCTGGTGGTGCAATTGGTGGTGCAGATGATTATTTTCATATGTTCCCGAGAAAGAATGCAAATGCTGTGGCAGATTATGTTGCCAATGGTGGTGCGTATCTAGGTGTTTGTGTTGGTGCATATTGGGCTGGACCATCTTACTTTGATATATTAAAAGGTGCTGAGCCTGTTCAGTACATAAAGAGACCAACTGCAGATATTATGAGAAGTTATAATATCGCTGCTCATTGTGTATGGCAAGGTGAAGAAGAACGAATATTCTTTCGTGATGGATGCACTTTTGTAGGCGATCTTAGCCATTCAGAAATTGTCAGTACATATTTCAATAAAGAACCAATGTGTATTAGGCAAGGCAAAATTGGTGTGATGGGTGCTTGCTTAGATTCTTTAGAGTGGTGGTATGATAACAAAACTCTAAAACAATATTGGCATGAAGGTAGACACCACGCACTATTATTAGAATTTGTAAATAAATTAATAGAAACATAAATGGAAAAGAACGAATGATTACAAAAACAAAATCAAGACTAACAGATCAAAGAACATACTTCAAACCATTCAACTATCCATGGGCATATGATGCTTGGTTGAAACACGAACAAGCACATTGGTTGCATTCAGAAGTACCAATGGCAGAAGATGTAAAAGATTGGAAAAAGAAACTAACTGCTGAGGAAAAACTATTCCTCACGAATATCTTTCGATTCTTTACACAAGGTGATATCGATGTGGCAGGTGGTTATGTTAATAACTATCTGCCATACTTTCCACAACCTGAAGTAAGAATGATGTTGATGGGTTTTGCAGCAAGAGAAGCATTACACATTGCTGCATACTCGCATCTGATTGAAACTCTTGGTATGCCAGAATCTACATACAATGAGTTTCTTGAATATCAAGAGATGAGAGATAAACATGACTATGTACTTGATCTTTCTAGTCGCAATGGTACTATCGCTAGTACTGCTGAGCACATTGCTGTTTTCTCTGCCTTTACTGAAGGCATGCAGTTGTTTAGTTCTTTTATCATGTTGCTTAATTTTCCTCGTCACGGCATGATGAAAGGTATGGGTCAAATTGTTACATGGTCTATTGCTGATGAAACAATCCACGCTGAGTCAATGATTAAATTGTTCCGTGAGTATATCAAAGAGAATCCTGAGATCTGGAATGATGAACTAAAGGGTAAGATATACACAATCGCTGAGAAGATGGTAGAGTTAGAAGATAAGTTTATTGATCTTTGCTATCAAGGTGCAGACATGCGTGAGTTATCTGCAGCAGATGTTAAACAGTACATTCGTTACATTGCAGATCGTCGTCTAATCTCTCTTGGCATGAAAGGTATCTTTAAAGTTAAAAAGAATCCACTTCCATGGGTTGAAGAAATGATTAACGCACCAGTACATGGTAACTTCTTTGAGAATCGTGTTACTGATTATGCAAAGGGTGCATTGTCTGGCACATGGGGTGATGTTTGGGGGAAAGCATAAAATGATTTCTGGGTGGTTTACTCCAAGTAATTTTGATATTCTACAAAACAGATTACCAAATGATTTATTTTTGCAATTGAAACAGGAATGTATCGAGGCTGAGAAAACTAGATACAACGATGGATCCTTAGTAGAAATGGCATCAGGATTATCTGGTACAGGAACTGCTAAACATTATCTTATTAAAAATAATGAAAATTTAAAAAAATATGTTTTAGGTTTATCTGAGTTGTATATACAGCAGAATACTGATTTTGTCAAAAAACATAAAACCAACTGCCATAAAACACAATCTATTGCACTTGATCCATGGATAAATGTGCAAGAGCGAGGTGAATATATACCAAGTCATGATCATGATGGAGTTTTATCATATAGTATCTGGATGACTATACCGTATAATATTGAGGAAGAACTAACCAATTCAAAATTTGCATCAACATTCCAATTTTCATATCTTTCTATAGTTGGTGACCAATTACATCATACTATTGCAGTTGATAAAAGCATGGAAGGAACTCTTATAATGTTCCCCGCAAATTTAAAACATTGTGTGTATCCATTTTATACAACAGAAAATCGTAGAATTTCTATTTCTGGAAATATAGCATTGGACGCATTAAAGGAAACCATTTAAAATGACAACGAAGATTTTTGAGTGTAATGAATGTCAGGCAAGAGGTAAGATTATCCTCAAGTCAGAGGAACGATTAGAAGATATCGTTTACTGTCCTATATGCTCTGCTGATATTTACGAAGAAGACGATTACGAAGAGGAAGAATAAATAGTAGTTTACACTACTGATTATTCTAATGTGGCTTTATAATAACGAAATTATTGAAGAACTTCCTGATGATTGTGTTGGCTTTGTTTATTTAATTACGAACAAAGCCAACAGTCGTATGTATGTTGGCAAAAAGTTATCTAAGTTTGCCAAGACCACATACAAAATGGTAAAGCAGAAAAACGGAATCAAGAAACGAAAGAAGATCCGTAGTAAAATAGACTCTGATTGGATGGAGTACTATGGTTCTAGTATAGAACTAAATAAAGATGTAGAGTCTCTCGGCAAAGACAACTTTGTTCGTGAGATTCTTTTCTTTTGTAAATCCAAAGCTGAATGTTCTTACATAGAAGCACGAGAACAGTTTGCACGAAAGGTGTTGGAGTCA